AATTTATTTAAGGATAAATATTATTTTTTGAATATATATTTAATTATATTGTAATTAAATGAATATTATAACTATTGGAATTGATTTAGGAACCGATAAATGTTGTTTAACTTATCAAGATAAAATAGGTCGCCCATTTGTTATTTTACATAATGATTCTTTTAAAATTCCTTCTATTATTGATAATGATAATATACCACCTATTTCAAATATTAAACGATTAATTGGTCATAATGCAAATAGTTATTATGCAAAAACTATAGCTAATTATTATAATTGGATTATTACTGATGATTTAATTAATAATGATCTAATTATTCATATTAATAATAATAAATATTCAGTAGAATTTTTAATGTGCGAATTGTTAAAAAAATTAAAAACTATTATTATTGAGAATATTGGAGATAATTTTGATGTTATTATTACAATTCCTGCTAATTTTAATGAAGGACAAAAAAATAAAATTTTAACATACTGTAAAATTGTTAATATTAATTGTAAATGTTTAGTTTATGAACCATGTAGTGCTGCTTTATCTTATATTAATTATTTTCATGATATTAAAGATGAAGAACTAAAAAGAATTGTTGTCTTTGATTTTGGTGCTGGAACTCTTGATTTAGCAATTGTTAGTTGTAATTCAGCATATATAGATGATAAATTAGAATGGATGACAAAAATAGAGTATAATATAGGTGATAATAATTTAGGAGGAATAGACATTAATATAATGTTAGATGGTTATTTAATGAATGAATATTCAAAAGATGATATTGAGGATATTAAGATTAAATTATCTAATAAACAGGATACTGATAAAATAAAATATTTAGAGTATTTTAAACTTTTAGATGATACTTTTAAACATAGAATTATTCATTTATTAGATAATTTACATATATATGATATAACTAAGTTTGATATAGATATTGTATTATTAATTGGTGGTGGATGTTATAATGAATGGATTAGAGATTTAATCAAGGATTATTACAATAAAGAGATACAAACATTTAATTTAGATTTGACAAATAAATTAAATACAATAAAATTAGATATAAGAGATATTGGTGTTAGTTTAGGGGCAACATGTTATAATAAGAAATTTTTAAAAGACAATGTTTTGATTTTAACTGAATCTATTCCATTAAGTATTTGTATAGAAACTTCTAATAAAATGTGTAAATTGATTCCTAAAAATACATTAATCCCTTGTACAACTAAAAAATATTTTACAACAACAGAAGATAACCAAACTGAAATTGAAATTAAATTATTTCAGGGGGATGAAGAATATTATTTATTGGGAAATTTTATTATGGATAATTTAAAATCAGAACCAAAAGGAATAATTGTTGTTATAATTAATATATCAATTACTACAGATGGATTAATAATAGTAGAAGGTAGTGTAAAAGGAACTGAAAAATATAATAAAAAAATTATAATAAATAGATATAATTTTAATATTAATTAAACTAAACTCTATGGGTAGCTTTTATTATTTTATTAAATAATTAAAAGGGGAATCTTTAATAACTTGTAGAACTAAGGCTGGGTGAAGAATACTGGCAATATTATTTTTAGAAAAATACTTGGACAATATATCAGATATAGATTTATATACACCATTATTTATACGTTGCTGTGCAAGTTTAATGTTAGTTACAAATTTAATTTGCTTATAATTTGAAAGTACTGTTCCAAGTGTAAATGCAAGTTTATCTGCTTCTTTAAGTTTAAGTACAGTTTCAACTTTACTTAAACGTGCAATTTCAATTGCAGATACAAGTGCACGGTTAAGTACAACTTCAATTTCACTTGAAATTGTATCTGCAAGTACAAGTGCATCTGCATCTGCACTTGTACTTGCAGATGCAAGTACTTTATTAAGTGCAACTGCAAGTGCAGTTGCACTTTCAAGTGCACTTTCAATTGCAGTTGCACTTGAAAGTGCACGTGCACTTGAAAGTGCAACTGCACTTGAACGTGTAGTTGCAACTGCATTTGTAAGTTCAGTTCCAAGTGCAACTGCACTTTCAAGTGCAGTTGCACACTCTTCTTTAAGTGTTTCTGTAATTTGTTCAATTGTATCTGCATTTACAAGTGCATCTGCATGGTCAAGTGCATTTCCAAGTGCCTCTGCATGGTTAAGTGCATTTCCAAGTGCAGTTGTATCTTTAACTTTACGTTCAAGTGCCCTAAATATTGAGAATAGTTTATTATAAACATCTTTATTATTATTATTTATCTCAATCTCAAAAGAAATTTTTATCATTAATAATACATATAAATCAAATAAATTTAATAAGCGTTTGCTGTCAACATTTTTCCCCGAAAGCATCATAACAATAATTAATAGGTCCACTAATTTATTAAAATCATATTTTTCTGTAAATAATAATTTATTATCTAGTATTAATTTCTCAATATCTTGAAATAGAGCTGTATTGTCATGAAGTTTAACGTTATTTGAAGCTGCTGGAGTCAGTTGACCATCCATGTCTTGATTGCTGTCTCCATTTTTTATATACACAAATATTGTACCAGTTGTTTTATATTTTTCATCATTCTCATTCTCATATAAATAACCTTTATCTTGTCTGATGTGCATTAATGGAGCGTATTGATGCATTTTTGTATCATCACTAGTATTAAATATTAGTGTTTTATGTCCCATTATTGTTGTAGGTACTACATTTGTATCTAATTGTTCATACATTACAACTGATTTTAATATAAATTTAGATTTAGATTGCGAAGTATTAGTTGTTCCGTATTCTTGTATATCAATACTATGATTAACTTCTACAGGTGTTGTAATTAATTGTTGATAATTTATCATTGAATTTTTGTATTGACTTGGCATCATATATGATATAGATGTATTTATTGATAACGGTAATGTATTGTATTTACGTGGAACATAAAAGATTAGAGGACCATTTATAGAAAATATGTTCATCATTTTTGGAACAAAGATGCCATTTTCCATTGTAAATTGTATTTGTCCTAGTGCTTTTTCTAAATCTGGTTGATCGTTAGGATCCATACTTGCTACCGTACCAGGTAAACCCTGCATTCTAGCAGTTCCTGATGGTATTAATGGTAATCTTAATACAATATAAGGTACAGCGGTAATAGAAACAATATTTGGAGGAATTGCTAATGGGTTAGTTGATATAGCAGTCATTATAGACGATGATTGCATAATAATTGGTCTGAATGAAAATATAGAGAATAATCGTCTAAGAATAACTCCTTCATCAGATAGATATACAAGGTCAGGGTGATCCATATTAGACACTTTGCATTTATCTAATGTTGACATAAATTCAATAGAAGTTGCTTCATATGCCCTACCAGATCTAAGATTAAAAACATTATTCCATAATTGAATTTGTACTTCAGTTCTATTTTTTAAGTCTCTTAATGGTGAAATATTATCACATACTGCATCAGCTGGATCAACAACCATCGCATAAAATAACTCAAAATCTGGTTTAGTTAATATTTGCTGTCTATTGTATCGAATATTTACAATATTAGCAATGCTTGCATATAACATTCTCTCTTCTAATTCTTTTATTTTTGGTAAGAATAATGCAGCAATTACTGGATGAACATGAATATATTTATTATGTCTTTTTGTATCATATATACCATTAATCGTTTCGGGATTACTGGTTAATATCTCATTATAACTCATTGATTGTAATACTACATACGAATGTAAAGATCTGAATAATTGGTATAATTTAATAATTTCTTGAAGATAACTATAATCATCTGTATTAGCTGGTTTAATACCATCCATAGTTTCAACAACAGGATGTCCTAATACTCTACTAATATTAGTATCTGGTAGCCATTTATCAACAACAGTACTACCATTTGGAGAGTTATATAATCTTCTTTCAAATACTCTCTTGATTTCATCAAATTCATCATTTGATAGGTTATAAGTAGTCTTGTATTTTAATGCTTTTTTCATGAATTTACTCATTGACATTCCATTAAAATCATTTGTATATTTGCGTTGAAAAGCATCCATAAATATATTTGCTACCTTGTTTATTTTCTTTTTTCGTTCAATAAAAAATTCAGTAATTGAATCAATAACATTTTCATCAGGATATTTTGATCTAAGTCTACTTATAATATCTGGTGATAATTCAGTTATACCATCTTTCATTAAAGCTTGGACTTCATTTTTTGCAGCGGTGCTATCAACTTCATTTCGTTGGTTTGGTCTATCTGACGACATGATAATATATATATATATATATAATTATAAAAAAATTTTTATTTTAATTTCTTATATTCTTTTTAAAATTATAATATAATTATTAAAAATTGCATAATTAAATATATAAATAACAATAACATAATATTATTATAAATAATTACAATGGATGAAATAATAAAGAAAAAACGAGGAAGAAAACAAAAAATACAACAAACAACAATAATTCAACCTGAACCACATATTATAAAAAAAAGAGGAAGAAAACCAAAAAATACAATACTTAATACTACTAATAATAATATTGATGTTAATAAAACAACAGAAATAGATTTTGAAGATAATATTACAATAAATAGTAAAATTAATCCAATAAATAATATATGGGTAAAAAAATATCAACCAATACATAGTAATGAAATAATAGGCAATAAAGAACATATTGCTATAATAAAAAAATGGTTATTAAACTTTGAAATATCTAAAGAACATGCATTAGTAATATCTGGTGGTCATGGTATTGGTAAAAATTTAATAACTACATTATTATTAAATGAGCTTGGTTATGAAATTAAAACTATATGTAGTACAACTCTTAAAAATAAAGATATTATAAATGAGACTATTCAAAGTTGTAATAAAAAAAATATTTATATAACATTTGGAAAATCAATTAATAAGAAATATGCTATTATAATAGATGATACAGAAAGTATTACATTAACATCTGAGAAAGATAATTTATTAGAATTATTTAAATTAAATGAAAAACATAAATATTTTCCTATTATATTTGTAAGTAATTTACAACATTCTAAATTAACAAATAATTTAAAAAAAATAGCATTAGATATAATTTTAGATTATCCTCCTATTAATGATATAAAAAAATATATTCAAATAATATGTAAAAATGAATCAATGAATATTCATAATGATGATGTATATATACAAATAATAAAATTTTGTCAATTAGATATAAGAAAATTATTATATGTATTACAAGATTTATATTATACATATAATAATACAATTATAACTACAGAAATATTTAGAGAATATCAACAAATTACACAAAAAAAAGATATGGATATTGGATTATATTATGCTGCTAAATCATTATTAGATAATTATAAAAGTATTAATAAATGTTTTCAACTATATGAAACAGAAAAAGTTCTGTTACCATTAACTATATACGAAAATTATTATAAAAAATTATTTAAACAAGCTTTACCAAACAAAACAATATTAACTATTATGGCTAATGTTGCAGATTCTATTAGTAATGGTGATGTTATAGAAACTAATATATATTCTGACCAAAATTGGTTTTTACAAAATATACATGGATTTTTTACATGTGTAAATACATCATATATTATAAATAATACTAAAGAAAATAATACTAAAGAAAATAATACTAAAGAAAGAAATACATTTAAGGAAAGAAATACAACTAAAATTAATTATGATTTAGTGTTTAGTGCTGATTTAAATAAAACATCTTCTAAAAATATTAATAAGAAAAAAAATATTGCAAATATACAAAATAAATTTAAATATAAAAATATAGATGATGTATTGTATCTAAATAAAATTTTCTATGAATTAGAAAAAAATAAAAATAATCAAATTATAAAAATATTAAAAAATTCTTATAATTTAGATAATAAAAATATCCAAATTGCTCTTAAAATTGATAAAACTAATTTACAAAATAAAAATGATACTAATCAAGATTAACCTTTATAACTTTATTTATTAATTCATCCATGTTTTCATTCTTCTTATGTTTTTCTTTATATTTTCCTTTTGACTTTAAAATATGAGTCCATCCTTCTTTATCCTTGAATGAAGAATTCTGTTTTTGTTTCATTTCTTTATTCTCCTCTTTAATCTCCTCTTTATTCTCCTCTTTATTCTCCTCTTTATTCTCCTCTTTATTCTCCTCTTTATTCTCCTCTTTAATCTCCTCTTTATTCTCCTCTTTATTTTCTTCTTTATTCTCCTCTTTTGTTTCAGTAGTTGATTTATTATATTTAATTTTCTTAAATGGTTGTATAGGATAATCTATTAATTGTTTAGATATATTTGTCCAATTCATTGTTATTGAATTATTATTATTTGTAGTTGTATTATTTAATATTGGAAATTGAGAATTATTATTTATATATGATGAATCATTAATATTAATATTCTGTATAATATTATTATTTAGTTTTTTTGGTATGTATGCCATTTTTGATATTAATAATAATATAATTAATATTTAAATTAAATTTTATTAAATTTAATTATATTTTATAATAATAAAATATATGTCAATTTTATTAGGTAAAATAGTTATTAAATCTAATAAGAAAAAATATATTAAAATAAAAAGAAATCAATTATTAATATTAGATGGTTTATTAAATGATGGTGGAAAGAGAAAGAAATATATTGATAGAACAAGTAATATAAGATATTCAGAACATTCTGGTAATATAGGTATCAAAGGTATGAGTATAGATAGAATAATAGTTAGTGGTTTAACTAATAGAGAAGATAGTGATGATAATGAAATATTATTACCTAATAATTTAGTAGATAGTTATGATTATAAGTATTTTTTTCATACACATCCACCAACACCTTTACCAGGTAGTAGAGCAAAATTTGGTATATTGTATGAATTTCCATCAATAGCTGATATATTTCATTTTATAGATCATTTTAATATGGGGAATACAATAGGTTCAATAGTAGTTGCTCCAGAAGGTTATTATATAATTTATCCTTCAGATTTTAAATTTAAAAAAATAAAATATGATTTAGAAATAGAGGATGAAATCTATGAAAAGATGAATAAAGAAAATATTAAAATTCAAAAACAAGCAATTAAAAAGTATGGAACTGAGATGACAGAAGATTATTATTATACAAATGTAGTACCAAATAAACGTTATTTAAAAATGTTTAATAGAATGATTAATAAATATTTAGATAATCAAATAAAAATAATTATAAAAATTAGAACAAAAGATAGTTTAACTAATAAATGGATATTAAAACATTTATATTTACCAATTTAAAATATAATTTTATTAAACTAATATATAAATGATATCTAAATCTAATCAAAACTCTGAATTATCAATGATGATAATTTTATTTATATTTGCTTTTATAATGTGGAATAGCTTTAGTAATTTTAATTTTGAAAATTTTGAATTTAATAGTGTATCAAATGCAACAAGTAAAATAAGTAAATCTAAATCATATAATTTAGGTGTATGTTCTAAAAATTGTTGTGCTACTCAGTGGCCAACTAATATTAATATTAATGAACGTTCAAAAGTAAATTTATCACAAATTGGAAAAGAATATAGTACTTCTAATTTAACATGTAATAATGGTATTATAAATGGTGGTTGTGTATGTTTAACAAAAGAATCTAAAAAATTATTAGAAAACAAAGGTAATGTTAAACAATTACCATTCGGAAATGGTTTATTAGATGAAGATAATAGAACAGGTGTATTTCAATTATCTGATAATTTAATAGATAAACCAGCAGTATTAGGACAAACAAATCAATTAATAGGAATGAAAATAGGATTTGATGATATTACAGGATTATTAAAAAATAGTAGTAAATTTAGTGATATATCATTAGAACAAGGTATGATGGAAAATAAAGCAATACCAATTAATAATAATTTTATTACTTGGGATAATGAAGAAATTAATAATAAATTAGAGGATAGACTATTTACAAGTGATAGTTCAAAAATGGATAGATTATTAAATAATCGTATTGGGTTGAGTACAACTGACAAAAATAAAAAATAAAAAATATTTTTAGTTTAGTAAGTTTTATATATAATTTAAATTTATATATAAATATTATTAATTAGATGAGTTATTATTTGTATCTTATTGAAACAAAAAAAGAATATACAATTCATTTAATAAATGAATTAACACCACTAATATACGAAGGTATAGCTTCAATATACGAAGAAGCAAAAAATAATTCAAATGATAATGAAGAATTAAAATTATTTCAAAGTTTATTAAGAAAAATACCAACATGGAATGAGTATTTAATAGAACAAGAAACAAGTAGAATTATTAAAAATTCATCTAAATCAGATATAATAGAAGATTTAATTAATGCAGTTATTAAATCTAATATAATGATATTAACAAATACACCACCAGAAAAAAAGGATAATTTACAGATTAAACATGATATAAGTACTTCAAAATTTATACATAATTCATATATAGAAGTAGCACGAAATATATTTCAAAATCCTTATTTATTTTATCATAAATTAAATTCATTTGAATTAAAAAAAAATCAAAGAGAAAGTTATGATGTTATTAAAAAAAGTATTGAACAATCTATTAGAAAATTATTACCTATGAATGTTATATTACAAAATTATTTAGGAAAAACATTTGAACAAAATAAAGATGATTTTGAAAATTCTATACCATTGTCTGACTATAATAATCTAAAACAAATGTTAAAAAAAACGTCTGAAATACCTATTGATAATGAAAAAATAAATATAGAACTAACATTACCAGTACAAGAACCAAAAAAATTAAATTCAAGTGATAATTTTAAACCTTTTAAAGAATTAGGAAAACAAAAAGAAAAAGATAGTGAAAAATCAATAGAAACTATTAATCAACCTAATAATAAATTTAAATCAAGTGTTTCAGTTATGTCATTATCAGAAACATCTCAACAAAATAATAGTACTAATAATTTATATTTACAAATGAAAAAATCATATCAAACAAGATTAGAAAAGAATAAAAATATGGATTCTGAAGATACAAGTGTATCTTATTTTAAACAAAATAATAAAGACGAATATATAGATGTATATGAAGATAATAAAAAACAAAACAACACATCAGCTAATTTTAATGCAATAATGAATAATATGGTTGATATAAATAATAAAGTAAATAATAATAGTAAAAAAAAATATTTTAATAAGAATAATAACTTATAAAAAAATCTAATTAAAAACTATATAATATGTTTGTATTAGAAATATTTTTATCAGTTGTATTATTTTTAATGATTTATTTTGTAATATATTTAGATCATAAAATAAATAAAACATGTAAATGTTCTAATGATATTTCTATTAAAATTCCTTTTATTTTTACAATTCTAACCTATATAATATATAAGTTATTAGAAGTTCAAATTAATGATTATATTAATGGATTCTCAACAATTAAACAAGATATAATAACAGACATGGCAGATTTTTAATATATTTTATCTATATCTAATATATACAAATGGATATTGATATACCAGGTCAAACACTTAAATTAGAAGAATTTGATATAAAAACATTAATAAAAGATACAGATGGGTCATTTATACATCCTAGAATTGTAATGATTGCACCATCTGGATCAGGTAAATCATGGATAGTAAAAAATATATTATATGAAATGCGTGATATTCCTTGTGGTGTTATATTAGCACCAACAGATAAAATGAATAAATTTTATGATGATTTTATTCCTACTTCATTTATCCATCATGAATTTAAACCAGATATTGTTCCTAAAATTTTGGGTAGACAAAGTAAAATTTTAGAAAAAAATGAAAATAGAATAAAAAAAAATAAACAAATTATTGATCCTCGTGTTGTTTTTGTTATGGATGATTGTATGGCTGATAAAGATAAATGGATTAAAGACCCTAAAATATTAGAAATTATGAATCAAGGACGCCATTTTAAATTAACTTTTATATTAACAATGCAATATTGTTTAGGTATTCAACCAGAATTAAGAACACAATTTAATTTTGTTTTTTTATTAGGAGATGATAATGCTGCTTCACGAAAAAAATTACATGAACATTGGGCTGGGGTTTTTCCAAAACGAGATCTATTTGAACAAGTTTTTTTACAAATTACTGCAGATTATGGTTGTATGGTTATTAATAATAGAATAAAAACAACAGATATTAGTAGAAAAGTATTCTGGTTTAAAGCTAAAAAAGTTGCACCATTTAAAATAGGTATTCCTGCTTATATTAAATTTCATAATCAAAATTTTGATAAAAATCATTTAGATAAACAACAATTATTTGATATTCTTTCTTTTGGAACAAAAAAGAAATCTCAAATAATGGTTAAATTATTAAAATAATATTTATCATTTCAATCTAAAATAAATATTTATTATTTTAATATAAAATAATAAATATTATTATAATTTTAATCTATAATCATTTGTATCAATTACTCCAATTCCTCTACTTAACATCCATGGTGATGGGTTTCTAAACATCTTATTATATATATTATTCTGTACAATTATATCATTATTATTAATATCTTTAATATATTTATCATATATTGGTTTCTCTAAATATCTATACTCTAACTGTTTTTTAGTTTTTTCTTTATTGATATTTTCAAATTCCCGTATTATCAAATAAATTAATAATATAATTATCAATATTATAATATTAATTTGCATTTAATATATTATAATATATTATTTCTTTTTTTGGTCTAATTCTAATTCTTTATATTTTTCACTTAATTCATCCTGTAATTTTCTTAATGCATTAATATTTGTATCAATCATTTGTTTTTCATTTAATAATTCATCTTTATTAGATTCTAATTGTGTTTTAATACCAGTTAATGTATCCTTTGTCTTTGATGGTTTTACTTTAATGTCTGAATCAAGTAATTGCTCATTCTCTTTATTCCTTTTTTCTACATCTTCTACTGCCTTCTTTACCATATCTTGTTTTCTAAGTTCATGATATTCTTTTGCTTCAGATTGTTGAGTATTATATGTTTTCATTAATTTATTCAAATCTTTATTCATATATTCAGCATCTTTCGCCTTATCTGGATTATCCTCAAAAGGACACCATTTACCTACTTCTCCAATGTAAATATTATGATGTGCATCACACTTTTGAAGAAAATCTGCTCTTTGTTTCGCCTCGTCATATGTAGCATAACATCCTCTAACTTTTACACCACATACTGTTAATTCTTTATTTCTATATTTTTCTTCTATTGAACTTGGCTTAAGAAATGAAATACACATAAATTTTTGTTCTGAAATAATAGGATCTTCTATTAGATAATCAACTTCTTTTGACATTATATATATTTAAATATATTTTAATGTTTAAATTATTTTACTATAATATCTACTTTATAAAAATAAATTGAAATATATTAATTTAGAATTAATATATAGTAATTATTATAAATAACAACATAAAATGGCTTTGAATCAACTAAAAGAAGCATATGCTATATATAAGACTTATAATTTTAAACAAGTACATACATACAATGAAAAATATTTTAATGATTATTTTGAATGTTCTAATACGAATCAAACACTACGCATATTAAAACATCTAATTATTGTTAAATTTAATCATAATAATATTCTATATTTGCCTAAATATTTGAACATTAAAGATGATAAAGTATTTAATATATTTGTAAAAATTAATATTTGTATATTAATACATATGACTTATAACAAAATATCAGAAGAATATATTTCAAAAATACTTACTCATAATAATATTTCTGATAATTATATAAATGTAATATGTAAGATGATAAATAAAGGATTATCTTTGACTAAATTAGATGAAGAATTATATAGTAATTTTATAATTATGGATACAGCTATTACATATGACAATAAAAATATACAATATATTGATCATCATATTATTAATACTTTAGATTTATGTTATAAATTAATTAATAATAATTTTAATAATATACTATTACTGCCATTTCACATACAACAAAATAAATCAATTGTATTTAAAGCTATTTCTTGTGGTTTTAAAGATATTACAGAATTATCAATTGAATTACAACAAGATAAAGAAATAATATTAAATGCAATAAGTAAAGGTTTTATAAATATTATTGAATTACCAATTGAAATACAACAAGATAAAGAAATAGTTATGGCAGCAATAAAAAAAGGATTTAAAAATATTAAAGATTTACCATATTTTACATATAATGATATAAATCATATGCTACATTTACAGTATTCTATTTTGTCTACACAAATGGCAGTTTCTACATTTTTTCCATTTATTAAAAGAATAGCTGGAAAAAATGATTCATATTTTACATATATTACTAATTTTTTAACAAATTGCCAATCTGAAAATAATATACATTTATATATAAATGATATATTACATTGTATAAAAATGACAGAGAATGAATATTTGTATATTAATGATTTATATAGAAACCAATATAATGTATATTATTTTGATTCAAATATACATACAAATAATATATATAATATTACAGATTTCAGATTATTTAGTTATAATAGAAAACTTACAAATATATCAGTACGAGGATTAGATAAATTAACAGAATTAAATACAATTATGATAAATAAAATTATAATAATTCATAAATCTGTTAAAGAAAATATATCTATAAAATTAGATGAACATATTGATAAAATTATATTTTCTTATTTATATCCAAAAGTATTGATAGATATAATTAAATTATTTGTTTAAAATTATTCTAATTCTTTTAATTTATTAAGTAATTGATTAAATTTTTCATTAATAGATATTTTTTTAGATTCAGTAGAAGACCAACTTCTAACTTCTAATTTAGGATGTTTATCTATTATAAATTTACATCCTCTTTTATCTGTTTCAGGTTTATAATAACAATATTTTGGTATTTTGTCTATTGTTATACCACAATCAGTAGGTAAATTATTTGTTTTTTTTCCTGAATTTTTAATTAATTTAACTTCTTCAAGTTGTTCATTTTGTTCTATAATATTAATATCATTAATAATATATAATGGTTGAATATTTTGTTCAATAACATTTTGTGGATAATGACTTAATCTAAGAATATCATTGTATTCTTGAATTAATTTATTTCTTTCTATATCAGATGTAGTATCATTTATAATAGGTTCTAATTCAGGATATATACTTTTTAATTCTAATAATTTATCAATAGTTTGTTGTAATTTAATTTTTAGATTAACTATTTTAGATTTAGTAGATTTCCAGTTAAATTTTTTACCATCTATACATAATATAGGTATTCCTTTTAATTCAATATAGAAAAAATCTCCATGTAATCCAGATGGTTTTCCATAATATATATTTTTTGGAATTTGATTAACATCAATACCACAATTTTCTGGTAATTCTGTTATTCTTTCACGTTTTTTCTGATTAAAATTTTGTGCTGTTTGTGTACTTACCTCCCTTAAATTACATTTTCTATTATCTGTACCAATACGATTTATATGGTCTATTGTATGTTGTTGTCCTTTTCCTTCAAATGTTAATTTATCCATTATAAAATTATGAAGATATAATTCTTTTTTTACAGAATTATCAATATGAGAAGAACCAATATAATTTCCATCTGATCTAAAATGCCATGTTTTGTTAATTACTTCAGTGCATTTAGTTTCATCAATAATAAACATTTTATAATCATCATTGAATGGAATACAGCATACTATATATTGTTTATCTTTATAGGTGATAATTTCATGATTTAATTCTTTTGTTGTTTTAGTTTTAGTTACTCGGGTTATAGATAAAACTTTTACTGTTTTTGTTTTATTTATGTAGCGGTCTAAAGAATTAAATGGTGTTAAAGATATAGATGACATTTTAATATATAATATAATATAATAAAATAGCTTTAAATAAGGTAAATTTCAATTTTTTAAGAACATCATTCTTAATTACTATAAGCAAGTCCACCCATGCCTGACATGATTCTAAGTACATTATAGTTTGTAGCATAGATAGAAATATTTGAGTTATTTGCGATGTAATCATTCTTAAAATCAGTAGTATCAAGAGCACCACCAAAAGTTAAGTTAAGAGTAGCGTTATCAATACGGGACATATTGCATGTTCCAGATGGTTGATGTTCTTCAGGGTTAAGAGCAAATGAGTACATATTAAGACCATCAGTTGGTGTATTTGAATGATGTTGGTAAGGTTGTACATAGTTAAAGTAATTACCATCACGTTCAGTAAAGCGATCATGACCATTTAATTGTAGTAAAACACTGCTTACTGGGTTTCCTGATCTATCAAGATAGAAACCATAATTATCACTTTGATTTACTACAATATTCTTGGTGCTTGCCCCATCTGAACTCATTGATGCAGTTGTAGTAGCATTTTGTAGAGTAGATAAAGCAACAATAGCACTATTACCACTTGTAATTAAATGTTTATTATTAAGATGTGCTCTCCAATTATTAGAAACTGGTTGAGAGATTTCACCCATAGTTAATAGATCACCAAGAATAGTAATATTATCAGCATCTGGTACATCATCAATTGCAATTGGTTTAATACGATTAAAGATTGCGACTAAAGTTGCATTAGTTTCATCAACTGGTTTTAGACCACCTTGTAATTGTTCTCCAGGTGTATTAAGAGAAGTTGTTGCTCCAGTATTTACATCAAGTAATCCATCTACAGTGTATTTACATACAGATAATATAAAACGCTTAGTAGCAACAAGAATAGCATTTTCAAGATTCTTTGGATTGTATGCTAAGAAAGCATTTGCAGATTGATAACGACCTAATTGAGTTACCCAATATAATGCTTTACATGGGTGATTAAAGTTAAGTCTAAATTTTTGAGTAAGAGAATTAATTGATTCAGCACCAGTGAATTGTACTTGTTCAATTAAATATTCATGTTGAGCTTGTGCAAATCTCTTACGTTCTTCAGTATCAAGATATACATAATCTACAAAAAGAGAAGCTTTTTGCATATCAATATTAGGAACAGATCCACCTTGTTCAAAATTTACTAATTTAGAAATTGGAGAAAATTCAAAGTTAATCTTTACTTCATGGTATTGAAGAGCGATAAGTGGGATAGCCAACCCATCATTACGATTATTGAAGAATTTAAGAGGAATGTATAAGTATGCTTGAGAATGAGCAGTACGAAGAGTAGTTAAATCACTGGTATTACCAATCATTACATCATAACCACGATCATGAGCCCAGTTTCTTGCTAATTCATACCAGATATTTAACCAATCACCATATTGTTTATCAATACGAGTACCACCAATTTCAAGTTCAACACTGTAGATGAGTGCATGTCCTACACGGCTAACCCAAGCCCAATTTTTATTACCTGAATCAAAGCCTGGTAATAAAACTTGTAAGTACATTTTAGTAATTAAATCACCATTTCTGCTAATTTGGCAAGTTACCTTACGACCAAATCCTGGTGTACCATTAAATACCTGCTCAATATTTTCAATTGCGAAGTTTGTATGGCGTCTATAAACGACTTTAAAAAAGGTAATTTGAGGATTTCCAGTTAGATAAACATCTTGAGCACCATAAGCTACTAATTGCATTAAACCACCACCCATTTTTTCTTTATTATATATATGATAAAGAAAAAAATTTTTCAAAAACGCATATTTAAATAATATTATATTTTAAAATAAAATATATAAAATTATATACTATATTTTATTTTATATATTATATATTATTTTATGAATAGCACTATTAATTCATTTAGAGAAAAACATACTAAATATCGTACTTACATCAACTCAAATAAAAATAATATTAGTACAACATTAGATATAAAGCATAATGAAAAAATAAATGATTTTAATAATCAACATAAATTATTACAAAAAAAATTAAAACATTATAATAAAATTAAAGATGATACTAATAAACAAACTGAAGCTAATAATTTTAAATTAGAAATAAATGATTTACAAAATAATGTTAATAAAGAAATAGATTATTATGATGATACTATGGATATATTATTAGATTATTATTCTATTAAAAAAAAACAAGATTCTAATATTATTGATATTTGTGATATCTTTAAAAAAAAAGATACAATTAACAATAACCAAGATAAATCAAAATTATATGATAAATATATGAAAAAAGTTTATAATATTAATACTCGTAAAAATAAACCTCAAATTATACCAAAAATATGTAATATTTGTAAAATAGAAAAAACAGTTCATATTAATGAAGGATATTTAATATGTACTATATGTGGTGATTCTGAAGCTATATTGATTGAAGTTGATAAATCTAATTATAAAGATTCTAATACTGAATTAAAAGCATGTGCTTATAAAAGAATAAATCATTTATCTGAAATATTAAATCAATATCAAGCAAAAGAATCAACTGAAATAGATGATAATATCTATATACAAATTAAAAATGAATTACAAATACAACGAATATATGATTATAACTTATTAGAACATAAATGTATTAAAAAAATATTAAAAAAATTAAAACTAAATAAATATTATGAGCATACACACCATATAATAAATGTCTTAAATGGTATTCCACCACCAACTATTACAAGAGAACAAGAAGAAAATATTAAAAAAATATTTAGAGATATCCAAAAACCATTTACAATATATAGACCAAAAAAAAGAAAAAATTTCTTAAACTATAATTATATTATTCATAAAATATGCCAATTATTAGAATATGATGAATTTCTACCACACTTTCCTCTACTAAAATCAAGAATTAATTTAGAAGAACAAGATATTGTTTGGGAAAAAATATGTAAATATAAAAATTA